AGCAGTTTCGTAAATTTCGTTTTTATTCATTTTAAATAACCCCCTTTGATGATTATTTCAATACTAATTATACAGTGGACACAATTTTATTTTAACTCCCATTAGAGAAGTTTTTGAAACAGGTGAAAATTTTAGTTTTACACCGACAGGACAGCATATAGAGCAATGGATTACAACAAGAGGTGGTGAATTGATTGTTAATTTGACGCAAAAACAGCTTGAAGCGGTGAGAGCTGTTTTGAGACACTACACGGTCGAGGCACCGGTTAGTCCGCAGGAATTGGGCAGGATATTGAGACCAATCATAGGCTTGACTCCAAAGCAAGCGACAGCTGTTCAGAGATTCAGAGACAGTCTTATAGTTGAAGGAGTAAGTATGCAGCAAGTGGAAAAACAAACTTTGCGATATGCTACACAGCTACACAGATTCAGAGCAGAAAGGATAGCAAGGACAGAGCTTGCTCTTGCGTATAATCATGGGCAATATGAAGCGATAAGACAGGCTCAAGAGCAAGGAATAATTCAAGGCAAAGTGCTAAAAGAGTGGCTGACGGCAGATGATGAACGTGTGTGCGAGTTTTGTGGGCCGCTCGATGGTCAGGTTATAGGCTTTGAAGAGACGTTTGTAACTGGCATGAAGTCATCAATGACAACGTTAGTCCCACCTGCACACCCACTGTGCAGGTGTTCTGTTGGTTATAGAGTTGTGGAGTAAAGGAGGTGAGATGATGGAACAAAAGGGCTTTAAGTTTGATATGAAATCCATAGACGAACAGGGCATTTTTGAGGGTTATGCTGCCGTATTTGGCAATGTAGATTTGGGTGGAGATGTGATAGAACCCGGAGCGTTTAAAAAAACGCTGCAGGAAAACCCGAGAATGCCAATTTTGTGGCAGCATGACCCGAGAGAACCCATCGGGGTAACTTTAGAAGCTTATGAGGATGGCAAAGGCTTGAGAGTTAAAGGGCAGCTAAACCTTGAGACAACAAGAGGTAGAGAAGCTTACGCACTTTTGAAGCAGGGAGCTCTTAAAGGACTTTCTATCGGCTATGATGCAGTCAAGGAAGTTTGGGAAGGCACAAAGCGCATTTTGAAAGAAATAAGGCTTTGGGAATGGAGCTTAGTGACCTTCCCGATGAACCCGCTTGCACAGGTTGCAGAAGTCAAGGCGGTTGTGCCGTTCCAAGACTTACCGCTTGCAAGTGAAGATAGGTCTTGGGATGCGGATGTAGCAAGAGCAAGGATAGCTAAATGGGCAAGCAGCGACGGGAGTGGTGACAAAGACAAAATCGACTGGAGTAAATATCGAAAAGCTTTCTTGTGGTATGACGAGGAGAACAAAGAAAACTTTGGGGCTTATAAACTGCCAATCGCTGACGTGATTGATGGTAGACTCATGGCAGTACCACGGGCTATCTTTGCAGCTGCTGCTGCAGTCCAAGGTGCAAGAGGCGGAGTGAACATACCAGAGAGCGACATACCGGCTATTAAGCGACATCTTGAAAAGTACTACAAGAAACTTAATAGAGAACCACCATGGGCTGAAAAAAGCAGCGATCTTAATATGCTTTTATATGCTGTTATAGGAGCTACTCATGAGATAAAAGCTGGCCGTGTTTTATCGGCTGCTAATAGAGCTCTTGTGGAACAAGCTATTCAGGCATTACAGGCACTCCTTGCAGCTGCTGAGCCGGATAATTCCACTCAGGGCGATGGTAATTCACAAGAGCTATTAGATAAATCAATTCAAGAACTAAAAAAACTGTTGGAGGTGTTTTAAATGGATGAAAAGATTTTAGAATTGCACAAACTTATCAAAGAGCTGAGAGACAAGTTTGAAGCAAAAGAAAAAGGATTCTACACAAAAGCCGAATTCGAGGAATTCGAGGCAAAAATAAATGAGAGGATTGCACAGCTTGAGACAATGCTCAAGAGACCACCCGTCGATGTCAAAGATGTTGTACAACCAAGCGGAAAGAAAGCAGCATTTTTCAAGTTTATGCGTGAGAGTATTTCTGCATTACTCCCTGAAGAGAGAAAGGCTTTAGTATCCGACGCAACAGGACAAATACTTATTCCGGAAGAGTTAGAAGCAGAAATCTACAGGGAACTGCCCAAAATCACGATTATCCGTAGCTTAGCAACTGTAAGGCAAATCAGAACTGACAGGATTAGAAGAAGAAGCTTAACAGAAGTAACTGTCGGCTGGGGCAAACTTGAAACAGGAACAGCTATTGCTGAAAGCACACCTACACCGTCTGAGGAATACCAGTATGTTGAGGATTTGTACGGTTTAACCAAGATTGGTGAAGACGAGCTTATGGATACTGACGTTGCACTTGAGGCTATCATTGTTGATTCCTTCTCAAGAGCGATAGCAGAAGCAGAGGATAAAGCATTCATTACAGGTACAGGACATGCTAATAAACAACCTGAAGGTATCTTGAATAGCACAGATGTTGAAGTTGTCAATGCAGGGCAACCAGCTGCTATTACCGCAGATGATATTTTGAAACTCATCTATGAAGTGCCTTCTCAGTACAGGAAGAATGGCGTCCTGATTGTAAACAGCAAAACTGAATTGGCTTTGAGACTCTTGAAGGACAGCAACGGACAGTACTTGTGGCAGCCATCATTACAGGCAGGAGCACCATCCACATTTGCGGGTTATCCTGTATACAATCAGGACGATATACCAGTAATACCCGCTGCTGGCACTGCTGCTAAAGTTGCGATATTCGGCGATATAAGAAGCGGATACAGGATACTCGATAGACTGGGCATGACAGTGCAAAGATTGACAGAGCTTTATGCAGAACAGGGATTAATAGGCTTCAAGGTACACTACAGAGTTGGCGGTGGAGTCGTAAGACCTAATGCATTAAGGGTACTCCAAGTACCAGCTAACTAAGGTGATGGTCAATGAGAGTTAGGATTTTAAGAAGCATTGCAACAGCGAGCCGGGGGNTTGTCCCCGGCTCTGTTATTAATGTTGATGAGGAATTAGCAAGAGCATGGATAAGAGCAGGTATTGCTGTTGAGGACAAAAGCCTCGATGGACCAAGCGAGGTGAAAGATTATGTATCTGAAATTGATAACACCACCAGCAATAGAACCAGTGACGTTGGAGATGGCAAAGTTACATCTAAAGGTAGACGGAACAGATGATGATATGCTGATAAGCAATCTCATCGTTGCAGCACGGCAGAAATGCGAGGAATACACAAGAAGGAGCTTTATAACGCAGGTTTGGGAACTTGGAATAAGCGACAATAAACAAGCTATCATTCTGCCAAGACCACCTGTGCAGGAGATAATTAGCGTTGTGCTTGATGGTGAGACGCTACCAAGCGACGTTTACAAACTTGCAGGAAATGACGCTCTTTATCTTAAGATAGCTGCAGTATCGACCGAGTATGATGGATTAGTTGTCCGATACAAAGCAGGCTATGGAGACACGCCAGACAGCGTGCCACAAGCAATTAGGCAAGCAATTCTAATGCTTGTTGCACATTTATATGAGAGCAGGCAAGGAGAAGCTCCAGCAGCAAACTATGAGATACAAGCGAGGAAAGATATTCCCTACGCTGTTGCTTCGTTGTTGCAGCCTTACAGGGTGATGATGCTATGATTGGCAAGTTGAGACACAGGATAACGATACAAGAACTCATAAAAGTTGACGACGGTTATGGAGGCACAGTAGAAACATGGCAGAATATAGCAACTGTTTGGGCAGCGATTGCACCATTGCGAGGAAGTGAACGTTATACAGCACAGCAAGTGCAGTCTGAGCTAACGCACAAGGTAACAATACGTTATCGTGCAGGAATAAAAACACAAATGCGCATAGTGTACAAAGATAGAATATTCGAAATAGAGGCAATTATTGACGTAGAAGAACGTCGTCAATGGTTGGAGCTTCTATGTAGCGAGGTGGTGTCATGAAAGTAAAAGTCGAAGTAAAAGGAGTGCAAGAGACAGTTGACAAGATACTCAAAATCAACGAGAAAGCGAAAAAAAAAAGTCGCAAAGCAAATAAGCGAGTCAGCGCTGAATATACAGCGAGAAGCAAAGCGACGCTGCCCAGTAGACACTGGAGCTTTGCGAAACTCCATCACTGTTGACTTTTACGGTGATATGTCAGCACAGATAGGTCCGCATATGCCTTATGCCCAATATGTTGAGTTTGGGACTCGCAAAATGCGAGCACAGCCTTATTTGTTCCCAGCATATGAAGAAGAAAAGCCAAGACTTATGGAAGGGATTGAGAAAGCGATTAAGGAGGCGACAGAATGAAGTCGCCGTTATTGTTATTGCAAAAAGCTATATATGAGAGGCTAAAAGCAAGTTTGCCTTGTTCTGTGTATGACGAAGTTCCAGCTGGTGCTTCAATGCCATATGTGACGCTTGGCGAGGATACGGCAAGAGACTGGAGTACAAAGCTTGAAGCAGGACAAGAGATAACTCATACATTGCATGTTTGGAGCACTTATAACGGTATGAAAGAAGCAAAAGAAATAATCGACAAGGTCATACAAGCCCTGACCTCAGCACCGTTGCAGGTCGAGGGCTTTTATGTTGTGGTGGCGATGCTTGATATGGTTGAAACCTTAAGAGACCCCGAAGGCTATAGACACGGGGTTATAAGATTTAGGTTCAAAATTCAAGAACAATAGAAAAATAGGAGGGTGATTTCAGATGGCAGCTGTAACAGGTGTTGACTTCTTGATTCAGGTGAACACAGGGACTGAAGCAACACCTTCGTGGACGACAGTAGCAGGACAAAGAGGAGCTACATTAAACAGGGAAGTTGACGAGGTAGATGTAACAAGCAAAGATAGCAACGGCTGGTACGAAGGAATACCGACGATAAAAAATTGGAGCATTGAGGCTGAGGGTTTATTGATAGAAAGCGACACAGCTTATTCAAGACTTGAGCAAGCATATATGAATAGTGAAATCGTTCAGGTACAGCTTATTACTCCGGGTGGCACAAAATACACTGGCAAGGCATATATAACAGATTTCCCAATCGAAGCACCATATGACGACGCTGCGACATATTCTGTAACCTTGCAAGGAACAGGACCTCTTACAAAAACAACAGGAGCATAAATGAATGAAAGGGGTTTTAATGCATGATAGCACAATACGACATTAAAGCGGGCGATAAGGTTTACACGCTTAAATACAACAACAGAGCTTTGAGAATACTTGAACAGGAATTTGGCATGTCGATAATGAAGCTTGGTGAAAAGATGCAGGGCGACGTTGGAATAAATGAGCTTACACAGATATTCAGAATAGGGTTGCTACATCAATTTCCTGATTTAACCCTTGAACAAACAGATGAGATAATAGACGAGATAGGCATAATGAAAGCAAGTGAAGCCGTGGCAAAAGCTTTTGAAATTGCATTCGGCACACAAGAGAAGGGAACAACAAAACAAAAAAACTAAATAAAGCAGGGGATAGTCCAATTAATTGGCAGGACTATCTCCTGCAATGCTTAAAGCTTGGCATTTCGATTAACGAGTTTTGGGAACTAACACCTTTTGAAATTAGCTTGATTGCTGAAGCAAAGAGGTTTGAAAAAGAAGAACAACTTCAGATGTTAGCGTGGGCAGTAGCGCACATAATCAGTTACACAGGAAGACTAAAGAAGCCTGTATCACCAGCTAAACTCTTGGGCAAACAAAAAGAGTACAAGGTTAAGCAAATAGTGGACAAGGACAAGGAGTGGCAGGAGCTTTTGAAGCGTTTTGCAGAGTAGAGGTGAATAGCATTGGCTGAAATAGGTAATATCTTTGTGCGCATTAGTGCAAGTATTGACGAGTTTGAAAAGAATATGCGAAAAGTAAAGCAAAATCTTGAAGATTTAGAGAAGCGCTATGAAGGAATACGTACAGTCGGTGCAAGGCTTGCAGACGTTGGCAAGTCATTAATGATAGGAGTTACTGCACCGTTTACTCTCGCATCAGGTGTTGCAACAAAGTTTGCAATGGACGCTATAGAGACTGAGAATCTTTTCAGAGTTGCGATGGGTAACATGGCAAAAGCTGCTGAGGATTGGGCAAATAGACTCAGCGATGCTTTGGGTTTAAATAAATACGAGCTCATGAAAAATGTCGGTATGTACTATCAGATGTTCACTGCTATGGGCTTAGGTGAAAAGAACGCATACAAGATGGCAACGAGTTTGACGCAATTAGCTTATGATATGGCATCTTTCTATAATCTCGATGTTGCAGATGCGTTTGAGAAACTCACAGCAGGCATAATGGGTGAAATTGAGCCTTTGCGTCGTTTAGGTATTCTTGTTGATGATATGACAATTCAGCAGTTAGCATTACGAAAGGGGATAGCAAAAGAAGGGCAAGAATTAACGCAACAGCAAAAAGTTTTACTGCGCTATATGGCTATATTAGAACAAACAAAGAATGCACAGGGCGACTTAGCAAGAACAATTGAAAGTCCGACAAATCAGCTACGAATTTTAAAGAGCAGGCTACAGGAATTAGCAGTAACGTTGGGGAAGATTTTCATTCCTGCCGTAACAGCTGTTACAAAAGCATTGAATAGTTTAATTGCTTGGTTCCAAAACCTTGACCCAGCTTGGCAAAAGTTTTTTGTGGGTCTTGGTTCTATCATAGCGTTGATAGGACCTGTCGTGTTAGCTTTGGGCAAACTAATGGAAGCAATTGTGTTGATTAGACAAGGTTTGTCGTTGTTAGGGAAAGGTTTTTCAGCACTAAAAACTTTATTTGCTGCATTACCACCGCAAGGCAAAGTTATAGTAGCAGTAATAGGAGGGCTTGTTGTAGCTGGCACATTACTCTATAAGAATTGGGACAAGGTACGATATTATGGATTGCAAGCTTGGGGAGCGCTGAAAGTAGGAATTCTCACAGCTGCATGTGGCATTGTAACAGCATTTAAGTTTGTACTTGGTTGGATACCGATTCTGGGCAATGCTTTTTCTAACATGCAAAAAGCTCTTGCTGGATACATCGCAAAGGAAAAGCAGATAATGGCACAAAGAAGCGCTGCGTTTAGCGACAACAGCTATATAAAAGCAGCACAGCAATTAGTTGCTAATCAGAATCAGGTAGCACAAGCAGCGCAAGACGCTGCACAAGGATTAAATGAACAAGCAGATGCAACAAAGAAAGCAGCAAAAGAGGCAAACGACAATATACAGAGCTTTGACGAAGTACACCAAATCATGCAGGATACAGCTGATGCAAGCAAAGATGTAGCTAATAATATTGAAATGCCAGAGCTAAATGACTTGGGCAACATAGATTTAGGTGGTGGCTTGTCAACAGGAATTGGAGATATGTTTAGTGGTATTGCAGATAAAATTAGCTCATTTTGGGATACAATCAAAAGCAAAGCTGAGACGGTTTGGAATAGTTTGTCGACGTTTTTCTCAAATACATGGAACAGCATTAAGAGCATAGCAGAAACGATTTGGGATAGCATAGCAAACTTTTTCATGAGTGTGTGGCAACGGATATACGCAGCAGCACCACAGTTTTGGGATGCCTTGGGCAATTATCTAAGAACGTTGTGGCAAGGTTGGGTTAGCATTGCACAAAGCATATGGAATGCAATTGTTACTATATTTCAGAGCACATGGCAGACAATTTATACAGTAGCGGTTAACATTTGGAACATGATAAGTGCGTTTTTGAAGGGGGATTGGGAAGGAGTAAGGCAGGCAGCGGTCAATATTTGGAATGCAATACTGAATCACATTACAACTGTTTGGAACGCTATACGCAATGTGATTGCGACAGTATGGCAGGCTATAGCTAACAACTTAACTGCATGGTGGCAACTGTTCTTGGGAACGACGCAAACTGTATGGAATGGAATTAAGCTAGTGTTTGACACAGTTTGGAATGGTATAAAAACGACAATAACAACCGTTTGGACAGGAATTCAAACATTTTTAGTAACTTCATGGACAACCTTTACAACGACAGTGCAAACAGTCTGGAATGCGATTAAGAATATCTTTTTGACCGTTTGGAACTTAATTAAGAGCATAATTACAACGACATGGCAGGCAATAGTTGCATTTTTAACTACTGCTTGGGAAGCTTTTAAAGCGACAACACTCACCGTATGGAATGCGATTAAAAACGTGTTCTTAACGATTTGGAATATGATAAAAGGCATATTCACAACAACTTGGAACGCAATAGCGACATTTCTAAATACAGCTTGGGATAATCTAAAGAACACAGCAAACACTGTTTGGGATGCGATTAAGAATTTCATAGTGAATCCAATACAAAGCGCAAAGAATACTCTTACAGCGCTTTGGAATGATATAGGAAAGTTCATATCAACAGCATGGAATAACATTAAGCAAGGTTTTGTGAATTCGTTTAATGCAATGTATAACGCTATTATCAGACCGTTTGAGGAAGCTTGGAACTACATTTCAAGCATTTTTAATCGTGCTTACGAATGGGGCAGAAACCTTGTCAGCAATATAACAGCTGGTATTCAAAGTGCTATCAGCAGCATTGGCAATGCTGCAAAAGGGGCAGCTGATAAAATAGCTGACTTTTTAGGTTTTCACTCTCCAGCACGAGAAGGTCCGGGCAAATACGCCGATGAGTGGATGCCTAACTTGATGGATATGTTAGCACAAGGAATATACACGAACATAAACAAAGTCCGCAACGCTGCATTGACGGCAGCTACAACATTGCAAGACATAATAACAGCACAGCCAACTCTGAGCTTTGCAACAACACCTACAAGCTATAGCAATGCACCGACAAGCTACTCACCAGCTATTACACCAAAGACTGAAATCCATCTGCATGTAGGTACCTTAATAGCTGACGACTTAGGCTTAAAGAAATTAGAGCAAAAATTAAGACAGTTTAGAATTCTTGAAGAGCAACGAATAGGAAGTGAGAATAGATGATGATAGATGGTGTTAAAGTTAAAAGCCCAACTGACTTGAAGGTTGGGCGTTTTATTTTATCAAAGTCTGAGAGGACAGCTAGTGGGAAAATGGTGATGGAGATAATAGCTAAAAAGCGACGATTGGATTGCAAATGGAGCATTATCAAGGGTTCTGAGTTAAAGACAATTTTAGATTTGCTAGACAGTAAAACATTTCACCAAGTTACCTATCCAGACCCACAGACAGGGGAAAATACCACGATTACTTGCTACGTTGGTGATATAAACATGACAGTGTTTCAGCCAATAAATACCGACCGGTATTATACAGATGTGAGCATAGCTCTTATAGAGCAATAGAGGTGATGGCTATGTATCCAGTGACGCAAGAATTTTTAGAGCAGATGAAAGCAACAGAAAGAAGAGTAATAGCGAAAGTTCAAATCGACTACACAGACCCGTTCATTGACCAATCTATACAAGTTCAAGCTTCCGAACAAGCAAACATAAGCTACCCAGCCCAAACAGCCGACGCAGTAATCGAACCGTTTGCAAAATACGCTGCGTTAGACGGCTCATGGGTACTTGGTGAGGACTGGGCATTGGCACCGGGACCTGATGAGGCCGCTACCAAGCAAATGGGTTGGTGGGGTAGTCAGTTAGCGGGTGCTGATGGCAGCTTTACGGCACCATATCCGACGCTGACGGTTACATTTTTTGAACGTCCCATTACGCAACTTAAAGTTGTAGGCGATTCAAAACGTGAAGAATATCCTGTTGACTTTGATATAAACCTATATGATGCTAATGGAACAATTCTATATACTGAAACAGTTACAGATAATAATAATGTTATATGGCAAAAAACTTTATCAAGCGCTATTACGCAAGTAACAAAGATGGATTTAGTCATAAAGAAATGGAGCCATGCTGGTAGGCAGGTAAAAATACTGGAGTTTTTTACATCAATCCAAGAAACTTACGAAGGCGACGATATACTTTTGATACACCTATTAGAAGAAAGGGAAGTTAGTCAAGGCTCACTGCCTGTGGGCAATATATCAGCTAATGAGATTGATATTAGACTTAACAACAGCGATGGACGGTTTAGTATAGGAAATACGCAAAGTTCTATTGCTAGATTGTTGAAACAGAACAGGCGCATAAAGGCTTGGCTTGGTGTTGAGCATGATGATGGTACAGAAGAATGGGTACCGTTAGGCGTGTTCTGGTCTGGTGACTGGTCAGTGCCTGAAGATAGCGTATACGCACAGACAACAGGGCGGGATAGGTTAGAGCTTTTAAGAAAAAGCACATATAGTAGTAGTGTTGTACAGCAAAACAAAACTTTATATGACTTAGCAATTATGATATTGCAAGACGCGGGGTTAAAAGAGGATGAATACTGGGTTGATACAGAGTTGCAAAACTATGTTGTGCCTTATGCTTATTTTGAGTCGCAATCGCACCGTGAAGCGTTGAGAAAGATTGCTGAAGCTTGTCTTGGGCAAGTCTATTGCGACCGCAACGGTATAATAAGAGTGGAGGGGCCTTCATATTTAGCAAATAAGACAACGGCAGACCTCACCATTACTCAGGACGACTACTTTAGGAAAGACAATCCTGTTCGTTGGGGACAGATTGCGAACTATATCGAAGTCGAAACACAACCACTAAGGCCCGACGTAACCCAAGAGGTTTACAGAAGCAATGAAGCTATTAGCATTGCTGCAGGGGAAACAAAGACTTTAACGGTGTATTACAACCAAACACCGTGCATAAATGCAACTGCAAGTTTGCAAGGAACAACAAACACAGTTATAACAGCTGCAAAATATTACGCTTGGGGTGCTGATGTAACATTAAGAAATAATGGAACGGTAACAGAGAATGTAACAATTGTCATCAATGCGCAACCTTTAAAGGTAATGAACAAGGAAAAAGCAATTGCAAAAGACGATGCAAGCATAACAGATAACGGACTTGTACGTTATTCATTCCCTGCTAATCCGCTTGTTCAAACCTTGGATATGGCTCAGACAATAGCAAATAAGCTATTGGAAAGCTACAAAGACCCGAGACGTGATGTTGAGGTTGAATGGCGGGGAAATCCTGCTTTGCTTTTAGGAGATGTTGTTTGTATACCAGACTATCAAGACAACGGCAGGGATGTAAGAGGTTTATATATGGTTATAAAGCAAGAATTAGAATACTCAGGAGCTTTGCGGGCTACAATGACAGGGAGAAGAGTAGGCGAAATTTATGCTTATGAAGCGAGGTGAAATGAATAATGGCATGGGTAACACCAAAGACCAACTGGAAGGGTGGAGACATACCATCCGCAGATGACTTTAATAGGATAGAAGGCAATATTAATGAAGTGAACAACAAGTTTGACACATACAACGTTGCAAGTGCTAAAAAACTGCAAGCAGACCAAAATTATACAGTACAAGGTACAACGATAGAAGGCGAAACGACAGGAATACTCAGGGTACAAAAGGGCGATGGAGATTACAGTATTTTGGAGATTAAAGCTCCACCAACGAGCAAAGAAGCTACACTTAGCTTGATGAGACAAACCGATCCGAGTAGCGGTGGACCTGAGTTTGTAGACATTTATACTATGAATTACGGGACAAGGCAGGCTGGAATAAGAATACAAAGCAGAGGAACAGGACAGCTAAGTGACTTTGTTATAGATTTCAATGATGGCAGTACTTTGACAGAGGTTATGAGAGTTAAAGCTGCTGAAATACAAATGAAAAAGTGGCTTAAGATGATAGGCAGTGGCGATACAATTATTGACTATAGGGATACTAACGACGTGAGAAAAGGCTATATTGGTAGAATCGTGAGCGACAACAATGCAAGAATGACGTTATATAACAACACAAGTGGGTGTGAGCTGGCTTTGCCTGATACTGGTGGAGTTTACTACAACGGTGGTAAGATATGGCATGAATACAATGATGGAGCAGGTTCTGGACTTGATGCGGATTTGCTTGATGGAAAACATTATAACGATATTGTCGCTAATGCAAGAGCAGACAGCACAAAACGCTTAGTTGTGGAGGTGAGCAGCGTCGCACCGTCGAACCCTGTAGCTGGGCAGATTTGGTTTGACTCAGCTAATAAAAAATTCAAAGGCTTCGACGGTGCGGCGTGGCTTTGACCTGCTGGGACTTAAAAAATATGTTGGAACAACTATCCCGTTTGCAAAAATCGGAACAGGGAATTATGGTGGTTTTTATTTGGCTGATTATAGATTGTTAACGTTCCGTCCAAAGTTAGTATTTGCCTATGGCACGTTGGCAGGAGCGTATTTTACGGCAACTATACAAGACAATCCATATTGGTTTTGCGTTGCTGGTGGAAATATGAATGGTCCATTTGGAGTAGTTCAGTATAATATTGGGACTACATGGACAAATCCTTATAATCCTGACTATTACTCTCTCTCACAAGCTGCAATATTTGACGAAGGCTTTGCAATTCTTTATGTTGGAGATTACGACATAACAGGACAAACACTAAACTTTATAGCCGTGAGCTGGGATTAATATTATTTATTGGAGCGTTAAAGCAATGCGACTTTGCATACAGTGCCGCTGGTGCAGGCATGACCTGTACAATGTATATCGTTGCGACCTGCAGCGCTTAGCTTGCTTCTTTGCAGAGCAGCAGGGCTGCGGGGAGTGGCGGAAGCGAGAAACTGAGCTGAAAGGGGATAGAGAACATGGAACAAAACTGCAAGGACTGCGTTTTGATAAACAACTTGGACAGAAGAGTTAATGCTCTTGAAAATGAAGTTGAAGAAATTAAGAAAGAAATTTCAGACATCAAACAGCTAAACGCAAGAGCAGAGGAAAAGTTTGACAGAATCTTTAACATATTAGAAACGATACAAAAGACAATTGATAAGATAGCTTCAAAGATAGAGGAATTAGAGAAAAAACCAGCTATGCATTGGGATACAATCATAACAGCACTTATCACAGGTGCTGTTGCTTTTTTATTGGCCAAAATACTGAAATAAGGAGATGGTTTAAATGTTGCCTATTGAAAGGAAACTCATCAAATACAACTACAGTTCAAGAAATGGGAATAAGATTGAATACATTGTAATTCATGACACAGGGAATAAAGCAAAAGGTGCAGATGCAGAAGCTCATTACAGATATTTTAATGGTGGAGATAGAGGAACTTCGGCTCACTATTTTGTTGATGATAAAAAAATATTGCAGCTTGTAGATGACAAATATGCTTCATGGCATTGTGGAGATGGGCATGGCAAATATGGCATTACAAATCAGAATAGTATTGGTATTGAAATATGCGTCAATGCAGATGGAAACTATGAGAAAGCAGTCGCAAACGCTATTGAACTGACAAAATATTTGATGAAAAAATATAACATTCCACTTGAAAGAGTTGTGCGACACTACGATGCAAGTAGAAAACTTTGTCCTGCTTCAATGTCAGCAAACAACTGGGCAAAGTGGCAGTGGTTCAAAGAACAATTGAAAGGGGATGCTAAATAATGAGAGAGGCTATAATGCAAGCTTTTATCTATCTCATTCAAGCTATTGTTGTTGTGTTAGGGACTTACTTAGTGATGTTTGTAAGAAAGAAAATAGACTTGTTGAAAGCTAAAATTGGCAATGAAAACTATTTAAAATTAGCTACTTTTGCGCAAGATGTTGTCAAGGCTATGGAGCAACTTTACGGCAGTGGCACAGGTGAGAAAAAGAAGCAAGAAGCTATAAAGTTTATCACAGAGTATCTTGGTGTTGATGAGAAAACAGCTGAGATGCTGATAGAAGCAGCAGTGCACGAAATGAACAAAGTGCTAAAGAGCAATGCAAGCAATACAAAGCAGCAATGACCAGCGGGGCGTCGTGCCCCGATTTTTTGTTGTTGTGCAAGTGAGAATATGATATAATAATAAAAGCTATATGAATGGCCGATATGTCCTTGTAAATTTCTGACTTTATAATGTAACATTGTTTATCATATAGCGTCACTGATATCCGAAACCCTCACCGAGTGTGAGGTGCGTCCTCTCTAAGAGGATAGGACTCAGGACGCTATAATTTCTTTTGCTCTGGACAAAACAAAAAGGCTGAGTCGTCGCTCAGCCTTTTCTTATTATTTGAGATTTGCAAATCTTTTGCTAATCCATGACACAAAAAATTATGAAATTTTATGATACACTACAAAACTAAAAACCTTGATTTTTCTAATGTTACTGGAGCTCCATGGGGGATTCGAACCCCCGACCGGTCGATTACGAATCGACTGCTCTGCCACTGAGCTAATGGAGCTCATTTAGACATATACAATTATAATA